ACTTCATTATAATACTTCAATTTTTAGACAATTATTATACAGATACATGAAAACTGGCGAAGATATTTATTTTGATATACAAGTAACTAATTCTGATGTAACATCGATTGCAGGAACCCAAACTACAATCTTAAAAAATTGTAACTTGGACGGTGGGATTTTAGCTAAGTTCGATGCTGATGCAGATTACTTAGATGAAGACGTATCATTTACATTTGACGATATAGAATTCCCAGAAGAATTTGATCTTCTTCCTGGAATGCAAGAATAAAACATATGCAAATAAAAGGATAAGTTAAAAATACTTATCCTTTTTTAATGTAATAAAAGCAATGATTAGATATATTTATTTATTATAAAAAATTATTTATTTATAGGAGAGATTTTAAATGGCAAGTGTGAAAGCTTTTTTAAAACAAAATGTTAAAAAACAAGAAAATGTAAAAGTTGCAATTAGTGACAGATTTATTGATGAAAATGGTAAAGCAATTGAATGGGAAATAAAAGCAATAACTACTGGTGAAAATGAAGCTTTAATGAGAGAAAGTACAATTAAAGTCCCAGTGACTGGTAAAAGAGGTCAATATACAAATGAAGTTGATGGTAATAAATACAATGCAAAACTTATGGCTGCTTGCACTGTATACCCAAATCTAAATGATGAAGAACTTCAAAAAAGTTATGCTGTAATGGGTGCAGAAGCTTTAATTAAAGCAATGCTTTTACCCGGTGAAAGTGTTAAATTACTTGAAGAAATAACTAAAATAAATAAGTTTGGTGAAGATATCAATGAATTAGTGGACGAAGTAAAAAACTCATAACGTCTGATTCGGATTTTAGTTATGCTTATTATTGTTTCCATAAAATAAAAATGTTACCCAGTGCATATTCTGAATTAGACATATACGAAAAAGCTATGATTATTGCTTTTATTAACAAAAAACTAGACGACGAAAAAGAAGCAGAAAGAAAAGTTAAAAGCAAAAGAAAATAAGAAAATAGGGATAAAATGTATTTATCCCTTTATTTTTAATAAGGGAGGTGCAAAAAATGGCTGGTATAAAGACAATGCTTGAGTTACAAGACAAGATGTCTGGACCATTAAAAAAAATTGTAAATGCAACTAATAATGTAATTAAGAACTTTGAAAAATTGCAATCTTCAAGTCTTACTAAACTGGAAAATACTTTTACAACTATCGAAACAAAAATAAGTAATGCTGCAAATGCCCAAAATCGTTTAAATGATGCAATAAACAGAGCAAATAAATTAAATAATACAAGCGGTGAAGTCCAAGTAAGTGGTGGAGGTTCTGGAGCAGCTACAGCTGCGCAATTAATGACTGCAAGTTCTTTAAGTTCAACTTCTAGTTCTTTAAGTTCAACAACGGGAATATTTGATAGTGAAATGGCGGGTGCTATTGGAAAAGTTAATGAATATAAAACACAATTACAAGGACTTGATAATACAATCAATGAAATACAAAAAGAAAATTTGAAAATGGCAGAATCAATGCAAGATTTATCGGACAAATTTAAAGTAGGTGGTTTGGGTGTCGAAGAAGTAAATACTGCTTTTCGTGATTTTGGGATAGTATTTGAAAATAATATGAATAAACAAAATGAAGCGATAAATACACAAAAACAAATTAGAACTGCTTATCGTGAAACCGTAACTTCAATTAATAATGTAAAAAATGCCACTGATAAAACTACTAAATCACTTGAAAAACAGAAAAAAACAGCCAATGGATTATCAAGCTCAATACGAAGTTTGATAGGAACTTATTTAACATTTCAAGGATTAAAGTCAATGTTAACCAATACAACTGGAAAAGCGATGCAAGAACAACAAAATCAACAATTACTTGGAACTATGATGGGCAAAGAATCCATACAATATTATAAAGACTTGAAAAAGTATGCACTTGAATCTGGGCAAAGTATTAATGATTTAGCTCAGGCAACAAGAAAATACATTGGGTTAACTCGAAATTCAAAGCAATTAATGGACTTTAATAAAATTGCACAAAAAATGGCAATAATGGACCCTGAGCAAGGAACAACTGGTGCAGCATATGCAATAAATGAAGCCATCGGAGGCTCTTATGCTTCCCTCAAACAAAGATTTGAGCTTAGTAATAGAGATATTGAACCCATTAAGAAAGCTGTCGCTGCGGGAAATACACAAGGCATAATCGATGGTTTTAATAAAGCATTAGCTGGAAAGGGTATTACTGATGCTGTAGTTGAATCATTCAATCAAACTCCATTAGCAAAATTTAATAAAATGATTGCAACATTTAAAACAAAATTAACTGATGCCGGAAAAGCTTCAGTTAGTTTAATAACTCCGATTGTTGAAAAATGGACTAAATTCTTTAATAGCAATGAAGGACAAAAATTCTTTGATAACATTGCAAAAACTGTTTATTATACTGTAATGGTTGTTGATTTATTGCTTGATGGTATTCGTAAAGTTGGAACTTTTGTTTCTAATAATTGGGGAATAATTAGCGGAGTTATTTTAACTATTGCTTCAGCAATGTTAATTTATAAAACAGCAACATTAGCTGCTGCTGCTGCTCAAGCTATTCAAACTGCTGCTCAATGGGCATTAAATACTGCATTATATGCTTGTCCACTTGTATGGATTATAGGATTAATATTATTATTAATTGCAGTAACGATTGCAATTTGTGTTGCTTTGGCAAAATGGCAAGATAGTACAATAAGCACTGGTGGTGCTGTATTGGCATTTTTAATGTTCTTTGTTGCAATATTCTATAATATATTTGCAGCTGCACTTAATATTGTAATTGATGTATTTGATTTAATCTGGAATGTAATAGCAACATTCATTGAATTTTTTGCAAATGTATGGACTGATCCAATTGATGCAACTAAAAAATTATTCTTAGATTTGGGTAGAACTGTATTAGATATATTAGGAGGAATTGTTAGTATATTTGATACAATTTTTGGAACTGATTATTCAAAAAGTATTGAAAGATTAAAAGATACAATTGACTTCAAAAAACAACAATTAATTGATGAAAATGACATAGTTATTCAACGTGATATTTTAAATGCTTATAAACTAGACAGAATGGGTTATGAAGATGCAATGACATGGGGCTATGAAAAAGGTTCAGGATTTGATAATTTTGATATAAACTCATTAATGCCTGAAATGCCTAAAATGCCAGAGATAACAAATATGGACAAAAATATTGAAGATATAGCTGGCGATATTTCAACAACATCAGAAGATTTAAAATACCTAATCGACATGGCAGAACGTGATGCAATTAATAGATTTACTACAGCAGAAATAAAAATTGATATGAAAAACGAAAATAACATTAATAATAACATGGATATAGACGGAGTGGTTCGACATCTTACAGAAAAAGTTGAAGAAGCTTTGATAACCACAACAGAAGCATATAACACTTAAGAGGGAGTAAAATAAATAAGAGGTGATATAATGTATAAATTTTATATAGGGGAAATGCTATTACCTATTACTCCAAGTAATGTTGAATTAAATATACAAAATAATAACACTACAGTGAATCTTATCAATGACGGAGATATAAACATTTTGCGTAATCCAGGATTAACTGAAATTGAATTTGAATTTATACTTCCAGCAAAACGTTATCATTTTGCTCAATATCCAAATAATCATTTTATTCATGTAAGATACTATCTAGGATATATCGAGAGCTTAAAATTATATAAAAAACCATTCACATTTAAAATAATAAGAGATATATACAATGGTGAATTATTTGATACAAATATGGATTGTACGATTGAAGAATATTCAATTGTAGAAGATGCTGAGGAACTAGGATTCGATGTAAAAGTACAAATAAAACTTAAACAATATAAAACATATGGGACAAAAGTTTTTAATGTAAATCAAACTTCTACGCCTTCTACACCTTCTACACCAACAAGCACAACAGGAATTCCAGTTACTGAAACAAACAAAAGAGCAACTAAAGACCCAGCAACAACTTATACTGTAAAAGCTGGTGATACTCTATATGCAATTTGTAAACGTGAATTAGGAGACGGCAATAAATATAAAGAAATTGCAGCTCTAAACGGAATAAGCAATCCAAATTTAATCAGAGTGGGACAAGTTATCAGATTAGTAAAAAAAGCTGATGTGAAGAAAAACACTACACCAAAGTTTGAACCATCGAAACCACCCTACGAAACTATTGGAGCAGGCGCAGTAAGTTCTACACATTTAAGTTCTTCTGGAGTAACTCATGGTGGCGGTGG